AATATTACCTGTACTATTTGTAGTTAAACCTGTTAAAGTTGCATGTGTAAAAGCTGTAGGTGTTATAGCAGGATTAAAAATATCATCTAAGGTATATTCAACTTTACAGGTTAAATTAGGTGTATTTGATAAAACAATAGCAATATTAATATTATATGGATTTTGTATATAATCTACAGGTATCCAAGCTGTAGATCCTAAAGCACTTAAACTAATAACTTGTGGAGTCATAGATAAACCTTAAAATAAAAAATGGGATTAAGAGTATTAATCCTAATCCCATCTTTGGGGTTGTTACCAAGTCATTCCCTGTTGGGGAAAGTAATAACGCACAATTATTTTAACTGGGTTTGTAAGTGGTGCTGAAGCTTTAGCATAAATAGGCGTATCCGCAGTAAGTAAAGTACCAAATAGAGCACCTACAGCAGTACCAACTGTAGCAAACTGAGCACCATTACAAGTAACAGCATTTACTAATTGAGTACCTCCTAATGTACTACCTAAGTTGATAGTTTGTGCAACATTAGCACCACTAGAAGCAACAAAAATAGAAGCAGGAATACAACCCTTAGGTAAAACAAACGCTAAGAAACCTGTAGCATCGCCTGCACTGGTATCCAATTGTGCCACTTTCTGATAAATTTTAAAAGAAGGTGGAGTTTGTACAGTTACCCCGGCTGGTCCTAAAATCGGTTGAGGCATAATAATTCCTTTCTTAAAATACAGGGGACAAGCCCCTGTATGTTGTTAATTATTAGGCGCCTTGCGAACCGTAAATCGCTCGCGGGTCTGACCATCCGAAAGAATAACGAGCAGTTGCTTTGAACTTAGCATTCTCAGTATCAAAGTCATTATCCATCTCAAACTGATCACCACGACGTTCAAAGTACTTCAGACCATCCTTAACATTAGTAAGGATGAACCAGTCATCATTACCAGTACTATTGAGGTAGTGGTTAACAATAACTTGGTTAAAGATACTTGATTGCTTGAGTACATTAGGATCATTAAGATCAGTACCAACACGGCCATCAGCATTAAGAATACGCTTTGCTTCAAATTGCAGTTGATAAGGAATAACCAGTTTCTCAGGTTTAGCCGCAATCAGAAGACCACGATCATCACGATAACCAGCAATATCAATAACAGCTTGTTCAAGAGCAGCTTCACTCAAGTCAGCATCAGTAGCAATCTTGTTACTGTACGTACCACCAGCCACATTAAGGTGTCCAGTAGAACAAAGAACAATACCATCACCGCCAGTATAACCAGCAGTAAAAGCACGATTGTATACGTTAGCCGCTACAATTTCTTTAGTTTGACGAAGGGAGCGAGCAAGAGCTTTCGCCTTTTGAGCACCAACCTTACCATACAGATCATCCTCATAAATTTCACGAGTGATAATAAAACCAAGTGCATACACAACATGGTTGTAACGTGACGTGAAACCTTGACGTTCCGTATCATAAGAAATCGGAGCACCTTCCGGTTTAACAACAGCAAGACCAAAGGAACTTAGTCCAAGATCTTCTTCATAAGCTTTATCAGAAGTATTTTTCTCAAAAAGCTTATCCCATTCTACAGCATAATCATTATATTCTTTACCATAAATTGCATTCAGACCAGGCCAAAGCAGTTTTGCAAAGCTACTAGAAGTAATAACACCAGACATATCTTATCCTTTCAATTAGACGCCAGCCACACCAACGCTACCATACGAATGGACGTTAATGCGAACATAAACTTTACTATTAGCGCCCACTTCGTTATCAGGACGATTAACGAGACCAACGATTTGTAAAGGACGGGTTGAGGTAGTATCCGGGGCAGTAGTAGAATAAACATACATCGGAGAAGTACCAGTTAGCAGTGGGTTAGTATGCGCCGAAGCACCAACACCAACGTTAAGACCAATAGAAGCAACTGCAACAGAAGCGTCAGCTTCAGCTTCATAGATCAGGTCCGGCGAATCAGCAACAAGAACAAATTGTTTGGTAGAAGCAGGACGATACACAGGAGTATCAAGAGCAATACTACCGCCGGACATAACACCAGTAATAGGATCTTGCTTGACATTCACAATACCAACCACAGACCCAAGAATGGGACCAGCAGCGATCTGTGCGGAAGCACCAACAACAGCTTCAACTGCCGGATAAAACGACGTAGCAGCCGAGTCCGACAGTTTAACCAAGTCACCAATAAATACAGGAACTGCTTCACCAGCAGGAACCTCGTAGATATTAGCTTGCCCATTATAGGGCGCACCAGTAATATGTTTTACTGGTTTAAAACCGTTAATTTTAGACGTATTAGCCATAAAATCTCCATAAAGTTATAAAAACTTCTATGGAATTATGAAATTTTTAAAGTTCCAGTAAATTCCCTAGAAGCATCTTGTTTCATGGCCTTTTCTTGCTCATCTACATGAGCAGCTTTTTTAGCTTGATCTTCTTCAAACCATTCTTTCTTTATTTTCATAAGTACTGAAACAGTTCCACCATCACCAACTACACGATGGGCAGATCCAAGATTAGACGCATCCGAAACACGAGAATCACCAACGACAAGATTATCGTCAGTTACAAGCTCATAGCCAGCTTGTTGAAAATTATAGACCCTACTACCAACGTCATTCACAAACCTATAGTGAAAATTGGGATCTTTATCCCCGACAATTGATTGTGGACCTTGTTGTGACAAAGCGCGACGAACTACTCGTTTAGTGGTTTCTTTTGCGGTCATCTCAGACTCCTCTAGTTTTCTTAACTTCGGCAATGTATTCTTCTTTTGACATAATACCTGTCCGAACAAATGTATTCATAACACGACGTTCATCTTCTGTTAATTGAAAAGAACCTCGACTTTCAATATTAGTATCAGAAGTACCAACAGCACCAGGTTTATTACGATTAGGATTTACAAACTTATCTGGAAATCTCTTTTTAACTTGGACTGTTACATACTGTAACACTTCTTCTGGATCTTGGTTAGGATGTGTTTGTGCATATCCCATACCGATCGAATCAGCAAATTCACGCATCTCAACTTCTTTCTGATACCACTTATTTTCTCCCAACCAGGAAATAAATCGTGGATCTTGTTGAGGAGGTGTAACTTCTTTTACAACTTCCCTAGCTTTTTGTTCAGCTTTTAAATCTGTAAGTAATTCTGTAGTCTCTAGATAACCATCTGAATTACCTTCTTCTAGATGTTTCTTTTGAAGTGTTTTTAATTCTAATAGTGCTTTGTTATATTCTGTTTCCCTAACCTTAGAATGATGTTCTTGAAGCATAGCAAGAGCTTTCTTAGTCTCTTTAAGTTCTTTGCCCATAGTATCAATCTTGGAAAACAATTCTCCACGATCTACAAACTCTTTAGCAGGACGCCATTTTGAAGGATCACCTTGATATTCTTCCTTTGGTTTCCATCCTTGTTCACGAGCTTGTTGTTCATAAGTATCTACACTTTGTTCTACAACTGCTTCTGTATCTACTACAGATTGAATGTCTTCATCCATTTTTTATCCTTAATTTAAGATACAGAGAACATCTGAATCATTAACAATTAAATATTTCTTTTCATCAAGATCAGTAATTTCTTTTCCTGAATACCTATTAAACGAAACTTTATCTCCAACTTTAATTATACTAGGATCACGGCCATAATCTGTATAAGCAGTTGGACCTACTTGTAGGACAGTTCCATATTCAACAGCTTTACGTTCTTTCTCTATAATCTGATCTGGAATTACAATACCTCCGGGGGATACTGTTTCCTTTTTATCAGGATCAATTAGAATGTGGTGTAAAAGTAAAGTAATCAAAATTCAACAATCCTAAAATCTTGCATTTCACGATAAGCTTGAATCATACCAACAAGAAATCTATCTTGTAAGGTATCAACACCAGCACTACCTGCTAACATATCTTTACAATCTTCTACCCTTTCTTCGGCAGCTTGAAAGAAAGCTTTAGTAACTTTACTGGATTTCCAATCATCGAAATCCGCTTTTGTAATTTCAATCATTTCTTAGTAGTCCCCTTTGGAATTTGTTTCTGTTGTTGTTTATGTTGTTCAGCTTGTTGCTGCATAGTTTGTTGGTGACTCATTGCTTGAGTTACCATATTAAGTTTAGACTGCTGTGCTTGCTGTCCCATCTTAGCTTGTGCTGCTTGTTGATCCATCTGTATCTTAGAACTTTGAGTTGCTTGTGCAAGTTGTGCATCAAGAATTGCTTGCATTTTCTTAGCTTCTAATTCTTGTTGTACCTGTGCAGCTTTCATTTGAAGTTCTTGTTCTTTTGTTGCCTGTTCTAACTGCATCTTATGTTGAGCAACCTGCATATCAATCTGTGCTTTTTGTTGATCAACTTGTGCCTTAGCCTTAATTGCTTCCATCTTAGGATCTGGTTGTGGCTGTGGTTGCTTCATTAATTTCTCAGGATTAGGAATCTCATGAGCTTCAAGATATAACATAGTTACTGCCATTGGATCAATAGTACCTAGTTGAAGAAGTTGCATTACAGCTTGTATTTTTGCTTGCTTCTCTTGTGAAGAAACAGCGGTAGGATCAGCACCTGGATATATATCGTTTTCTGGTCCTTTATAATCTTCCTGTTGTACAGGTTCATCTAATACTGAAATGTACTCTTCATTATTCATATACTCACGATTAAGTTTATATATTTTTTTAAATTCTGATGCTAATGAACGATAAACACGTTTATAAACAGAAGTAAATACCTTCATACCCTGTTCAATTGTAGCCATTGTGGTAGTAGCAGGTGTATTTTGACCTGGCATTTTACCAACAAATATTTCAGCTACTGATGCTAACTCTTTTCCAGACTTTAAAAGAAGATCCAGAAGTTTGAATAAAACATCACTAGGTTCTCGTACTGGTAAAGCAAAGATTTGCTTTTTAATATCATCCCCTGTTGCATTTACTGCCTTCCATTCACCAGGAACAAACTTAGTTTCTCCCATTTTGATGCGAAGACCTTTACCAATAAAACCAGATTGTAAATTTGATAAAGAACCAGCATCTACAAGTTGATTAATAATAGTATTAGCAGAATTATTAAGAGGTCCAAGTAATCTACCAAAACCAAGGTCATAAAAACCCCCATCAGGATTGGGAATAAAGGAGTATTTTGTATAATATTGAGTAGCCTCAATAGAAATAACCTTACTCTTTTCATCAACAATAACACTATCCCCATTAAAACGAGGAATAATCCTCAATACTTTATGAGAATCTAATTCTACAGTAACAATATAAGGTTCTGAGTAACCATCTTGGTCTAAATCAAGATAAGTATGTTGTTCTAATATAATATAAGGTGTAGTATTATCCTCAGAAGTTGTATTTTGAAAAGCCTCATTAATAGATTTAGTTGGATCTTCTGTACCAACAGAAGGATCACTAAGTTTTATATCAAGATATAAACCTTGATTTTGTAATTCTTTTACTTTACGTTTAGTTTGTGTAAGAACTTCTGTAATACGTTCAGCTTCTTCAAGTCTACGACAAAAATAATTAACAACTAATGTTTTAGGTAAAACAAGAATAGAACAATTACGTTGTTTATTAGGATTCCAATAAGTCTTTTTAAAACAAGTACCAGCAATAGGAAGACAAATAAGAAGTTTATCCATATCTTCTTCCCAATCATCCATTTCTTCTAAAACTTGATAAGACATATGTTTAGAGATACGTTCTGCTCGTTTAGTTTTTTCGCCATCATGGTCAAAACCTGTAACTCTACATTTTACAATCTTACCATCACTTGGAACAAGAGTAGGATATGCTCTAGCAGCAAACTGCATAGCAGCAGTAGCTAACAAAGGATATTTAATATTAGCAGCATTAGGCCAAGGATATGTTTTATTTCCTGAGATTTGTAATGCTAACTCTGTCCAAGTCTTTAGATCCTTCTCCCAAGGTTCCCTTGAGGCTTTGTCAGTTTCATAACCTTCAACAACATCATTACCTATAGAGATAAGAGTATTCTCGTCAAGGATTTCAGCTAAATTCTTTGTATTTTCAATAATTGTTTCTAGTTTTAATTTAGTACCCTGTGACTTCATCTCTACCCTCATTATTAAATCCTGCCTCTTCTTTTTCTAATTCATACTGTTCATCATCTAATTCTTCTTTGGTTAATCCTTCAGACATAAGATCAATTAATATACCTTGATAAGATAGAGCATCAACAGTATCATCATGTTTTGCTCTTGGGAATGACATACATTCATCTTCAAAGTCTGGCCACCATTCAGCGGATTTATCAAACTTAACCATACCTGCTCTCATTCTAGCTTGTATAGATCTAGCTCTTTGAATTTTATCCTGTCTATGTGGTTTTAGCATAAGAAGATTCATATAGATACCAGATTCTTGCATTGCTCTATTTAAGTAAGGACCAATAGCTTTTGTAATCTGTGTATCTTCAATACCAACAGCAATAGGATTATATATTTTTTGTAATGTTAATATAGTTGTAACAATGTCATTTGCAGCAAGTCGATCTCTGATACATTGTACAATGTGTAACTGTCCATTAGAGTCCATACCACCTACAACAATAGCTGTGTAGTCTGCTCTTTCTTTTTCTGAAATAGCTAAGTCAGCAGTTATATAAAATGTTTTATTCTTTTTTCTATCTTCCTCTGTCATAACAAGGAAGTCATTTCTACGAAAGTATCTAATAGAATCGTCTATAGGATTACATAGATATTCACAAGCATAAACTTCTGGTATTCCTTGATCATGGAAATCTTGTCGTAGTTCCTCAAAGAACTGTCTTGTATTTCTAGCAGGCCATAATAGTTTTGAGTAGTTTGCATTATGTGCTTTATACTTTACAGATTTCCACATACCTACTTTACGCTTTGACCAGATCTTTAGATCTTCAACAACAGTATTCTTTGAATTCTCTTTAGGCATTAAAGATTCTAGTGGATCATCTAGATTCATAGGTGTTCCTACAAATCTAATAATACCATCCCTAGATCTACATGGTATTAAAGAACCATATACCCATCTACGAAGTTTATCTCTACGATCTTTATTAGCTACTAATTCTTCATTAAGAAGATCATCAATGACAACAAGATCAGGACGTTTACCATAACCTGCTAACATACCACGTAATTTCTGCTCTGCACCCTTTGCTATAATTCTAAACTTAGTCATATCACTAAACTGAATTATAAAATCAGTGTCAGTATCTTTCTCATAGACAAGACCTTTTTCACCAACCTTTAAACCAAAAAGTTCTTGTATATGTTTTGAGTCTTCTAAGATTTGTTTTATCTGTCCTAAAAACAAAGCAGCCTGTGATTCAGTATCTGCAACAATAACTACAAACTCACGTTCTCTAAACAAGACAGCAGCTAATGTATAAACAATAGTAATAATTGTAGATTTTGCATGACCGCGTGGTGCACAGATTGCTACAAACTTATCAGGAGAACAACATAATTCCCATAACTCTCTATGGAAGTCTGCAAATGCAGAGGCTTCATCAAAGTATGGAGTAAGACAAGAAGATGCAAAACCTTCTATAATATCCTTTGTAAGTTTAGGCCATATAGGTCTTTTACCGCTCTCGTTTACTCCGCTCACTCTTCATACTCCCATCGCTCTTACGACTGAAACTTCGATTACTGGATGGGGATTGTACAAAGAGATTAGCTAAGGAATTAGTACCACCTTTTGATACAGCTTTCTTATGTCCTACATCACCTATAATAGCAGTGGGTGTAGTTCCCCTCTTTTTAGCAACTGCTGATCTAGCAGCATTACGTTGTGCTCTATCTTTCACTCTTGTCTTCTTTTTAGTATGTTCCCAATTAAGCTCTTTTTTATAATCACGTTTACCATTAGTCATGAAAGGCATTATTTTAAAAACCTCAATTTATAAATTGTACGTAGATAATGAGCTAGGAGTTCATCAAGAATATTTTTTAGGGGAGTTACCTTATGACAAAGCTCTTCATAGTTCTTATGTATCCAAACTACATCAGCTTTTAAATGTTCTAGGATATCTCCACAATCATTACATAATTCAACAGTATTTACCTTTGTATAATTACCTTGATAGACTTCAACAAAGTTATCTAGAATATCTATAATGTCATCATAGAACTCACCTAGAGCAGTATGTTCTGCATATGAATCTGATTTCCAATGGGCTATATGTGCACAATTCCTAGTACAAAATACCTTACTAATTAGTTCTTCAATCATCTTTTATTCCCCAAGAACCATCTTCAAGTTGTACAACATTATCTCCTTCAATGCAGTCTTTAACAAGATCTATAACTCTATCTTCATTTAATTTACCAGTTACAAACTTAGTAAATTGATCTGCAAGATTTTGTAGTTGTGCTGCTGTGGATTGTTGTTCTACTATTTTAGTAGGTTGTTTTCTTATTAATTGTCGTTTGTCTAATAACTGTGTAAAAGCTGTATTAATATCTCTTAGCTTTGCAGGTATGCGTTTAATCTTACCAGTACGCACATCAAACATACATTCACCCTTTTCCAATCTATCCATAACTTCATCAAGGGCTTTGTCTAGAGCTTTACCTAATCTAGTATCAAGTCTATCATAATCTTCTTTTTGTAACTCAGTTACTTTATCTTTCCACCATGTGGAAGCTTTCCATTTATTTAAAGTATGTATTGGTACATTAATTTGTTCTGATGTTAAAGTAGCAGAACCAGTTGCTAAATATACAGCAATAGCTTCATTCTTCTTTTTATCTGACCAAAGACCTGGGACTCCAGGTGTATTCTTTCTTGGGGCTTTTACGTATCTCCACGACCCTGGCATAACTTATTCCTTTTTTAAAGTTACAGTATATAATAGTATTGTAGCATTTTTAGAGAGAAATTAATATAGAATACTATATAATTTTATATTTGTCAATAGATCTATCTCTAGCATTATCTTGTTGAGTACCTAAATATAAATGATCAGGATTCACACAAGATCTATTCTGACATTTATGTAAAACACAAATAGTTTCTGATGATATCAAACCTTCATTCTTTAATTTTATATTATTAAATATCTGATAGGAAGCTCTATGTGCATACTGAGATATGCCACAATATGAAAATACACCATAACCTGTTTTTGTTTTTACACCTGTATAATTCCAACAACCATTATTTTTCTTTTCTAATTTTTGTTGAAATCTTAATTTTGCTTTTTCATAATAAGATAGTTTTTCTTCCTTTACAACAGGCTTTTGTATGTTCAATCTTTTTAAAATCTGTCTAACTCTTTCTCTTGTTACGTTATAAATATCTCCAATTTCCTGTAAAGTTTTTCCTTGTAACCTAAGATCCATCATTTCTTTTTCTCTATCTAACATAAATAAATCTCCTTAAAAAGAAATATAGTACTATATTTATTAAGCATTGTCAAGTCTTTTTTACTTGACTTTTATAAAAAAAATGAAATTAGTTCTTGACATTTGCTGTGATTTATGCTAAAATATCGTTATATAAAGTGAAATATTATTTATTAAGGTTACAACGAAGGTTTAACTAATGCTTCAACGGGCTATCTGAAATGATGTGCGGCACATACCCTAGAAGGTATGCAACAAACTTTTTCTTTTTCTTTTTTTCTACTTTCCTGAATTGACAGGTAATTCCCGCCATATGCTATGGGGGGTAAGGGGGGTTTGCTCTTAGTTTTGTGTTT